ATGCCGTTCCCGACTTCAGTAGACCAATCCGATGCGCGCCCCCTATGTCATGCATTTGCGCGCTGGTTCCATGCGCACGGAATTTCATGGAGCGGAACACCAGCTGAGCTGACCTCAGATATAGCGCCGGGAAATTCAGGTATTCCCGATCCGAACGAACTTGTGGTGTTCCTGGAAGCGAATGCGGATATCTTGGCGGAACTGGGTATCACAATAAGGGTGCATAGGCCTGCCGGACGACCGCGAAGCATTAGTTTACGTTGGAACGGTGCAGTACCTCGCTTTGGAGAGATATCAGTCGAAGAGACACAATTCGAAGAGACATCAAAGGATGCCGAGCCGCTGCGCGATTACGAATCGATGTTCAGGCCCAGTGAAGTCGAGCAGACACCCGCGGCGTCGGAGACGCGCTGGGAAGAGCACGATGAACTCCCGTACGCAGAGATTACGCGCCGAAATTTCGAACAGCCTTCCAACTCAGCACCGCATGCAGCCGAGTTTTCCCTAATCACAGATACACCACTGCACTCAGCGCCCAAAAACGCTGGCCGCGAATTCATGCTGGACACAACTGACCAAGAGGGAACTGGCAGCGTAACGTTTCAGACTCTCGATTCGTTACCGGGACGCTGGCAAAGGTACTTGCCCATTAGTATCGCACTCCTGGTGTCGCTAGTCGTGCTGGGCCTTGTGCTCAGGTCGGTTCAGCAAAACGGTATGTCGGCGAGTTCTCTAGAGAACCCGGTGGCAGCATCCGAGACGCAGGATCCGAATGCCGGCGGCGACGCTGCAAGTGAAGCACCCATATCCGACGATGGAGTGCAGGATCAGAATGGTCGAGAAGGCACCAAGAAGGCACAAGAGCCTGCTGACAGTCGGAGCCGAGTTGCCGGGGCGCGCGACAATTCGGATGCGAGCGAACTGAAGCGGCTGATGCGCGAGGCCGCCCAGGAAAGACAGCCAGCGGCGCAACATGAGTTGGGCACCCGGTATGCAGAAGGGCATGGGGTCACGCCAGACAAGGTGAAGGCTTCTGCATGGCTGGTGCTGGCCTGGTCCAATGGCCACAAGCCGAGCCAGGCCACCCTGCGCGCACTCACATCGAACCTTTCAGAAGTGGAATTGCAGAAGGTTCGGATGGCGGTCGCGGACATGTACTCCTCCGGGATTGGTGTCCCCGTGGACCTAGTCGCGGCGCATAGCTGGTTTTCCCTCGCCGAGGTTGCCGGCTCTGCGGAAGCTACCGTGCGTAAGAAAGAAGTTGAGGCAAGAATGACGCCGGAAGAGATAGAGCGTGCGCAGACTAAAACCACGGCCTGGTTGAGTAGCCACTGATCGCTGAACTCGCAAAAAGTCTCACGTGATCGCAGCGTGTTGATGCTGGTGCGAAAGGGGGGACTCGAACCCCCACGGTTTTACCCGCCAGATCCTAAGTCTGGTGCGTCTGCCAATTCCGCCACTTTCGCATTGTTTTTTCAATTGTATACCGGCTCCTTTTGTTCCTTGCTGGCCGATGTAGGGAGTTTTGTAGGGACCCTTGACTCTCTAGCAGCAAACGCATCAGCGATCGCGTCTTGCTGTGGGTGAACATACCTTTGAGTCGTAGTGATTCGCGCATGACCGGCAATCTTCTGTAGGGTGAAACTGTCCGTTTTCCGTCCCATCTCCGTTAAGAACGAGTGACGCAAGGTGTGTAGGCCCGCGTCCGGATTTAGATTAAGAGTTTTTCGCGTCCGTTGCAATTGCGACTCGAGTGTCCAGGGTGACAACGGCTGAGTCGCGTTCTCTACCGCTGTGAATACGTGTTCGCACTTCGATATAGCCAACAAGCCCAGCAGGGCAGTGCGAACCTCGCCATTGATCGGCAAAGCCCGGCGCCGTTCTTTCCGTTTGAGTCCCCGCTTGATCTCGAGTAGCCCGAACATGCCGTTGCTGTCCGGCTCATCCGTCATGCCGATGCAATCACGCTGCAAAGCCAGCATCTCTCCGCGGCAGATCCCCGCGTTACGCGCCAGAATCGAAGCGGAGCGTAGGGGCTCGGGTGCGATCGCCAGCCAATTCTTATAGTCGGCATCGCTGAAAACGTACTCACGCTGGCGCTCGTTTGGAAACATGGCAATGACCGGCATCTTGTCGAACAGCTTCAGCGTGCGCGAGGCGTAACGCATAGCCTTGCGGAGGGTGGCAAGGTAGCGATTCACCGTCGACTTGCTGAGTTTGTCGGCGAGCATCTTGCTTTTGAACTTCTCAATAATGGGTTCATTGATGCGGTCCAGGCGCGCATTCGCCAGCGGCCTGTATTCCAGCAGTCGCGAATAGCTCACCTTGTAGAACGCTCGTGTTCTGGCGTTCTCTTTGTTCTCATCGATCCAAGCGCAGAAGTCTGTCTCGAACGCCTTCAGTGACGGCGGTGGTGCTTTCTGCTCAACGCCAACCTCTCCCATCGCCAGTTTCGTCCTGTACGCCGATTCGATGGTTCGGGCGACATCCGCGTTCTTTACTTTCGTGGGACGCTGTATCCGCTCCCCGTTGAATCGGAACTCAAACTAGTAGTATCTACCCCGCTTGAAGATCGCCATCGCTATTTCACCTTTCCGGACTTCTTCAGCCTGTAGTACTCGCGCATATATTCTCTGCGGCGGGCCTTAAACGACGCGGCCGAGGATTGAGACTTTGTGCGGCACTTCTCGCAGCAGAATTCTTGATGTGCAAATCGAGCGAAGTACCACTTCTTACAAGCCCCTAATTTGCATCGCCTGAGATTGTTTAATCGGTCAAACCGGACAAGGTCCAGAATCTGTAAAACTTGTTCTTCCGCGGGCGGTTCTTGCTCGCTCCTCGCACCCAAAACGCGACCTTCGTTGTAATAGACCGTCGGTTCAATCCATGGAGTCTCCGGATACATCCGAAGCGTCTTGGTATTCATCCGCTTGTAGCACTCCCAAAACTCGGGCGTAATGAGGGGCTCGTTTGCCCAAAACTCCTCAGCGGATTTGTACTTTCCTAGCTCACCGAGAACAGTGGAAAGGTCAGAAACAAGTTGTAGAACGAAGGGCTTGTGCTTGTGGCGACCATTAAGCCAGGTCGCCACGGCGCGCCCCTCCTCCTCGCCTCGAAACTTCTTATTTAACCCATGCCTTTGCTTCATAACTGACGGTTAGAAAGTATGACGGGGATTTGCCCGTGTCAAGCGAGAATTGCACCAGTTTGGAGGGGTTCACGGAGGAGCCGAATAGTGCAAACACAGGTCGAGGTGGACAGGTTGTATTCAGTGGAAGCCGCAGCTGAGCAGTTGGGCGGACTTTCTAGGTGGACGATCTACTCGTGGGTGTCGTCCGGAAAGCTCGAGAAGGTCAAGATCGGCAGCCGGACGATGATCCCCGCCAGCGCGATTGCCAGAATCATCGAAGAAGGGAAGGTGCGCTAATGCCGCACCGCCCAAAGTTGTGTCCTGGGTGCGGGGTGGACTTGCGGCTCCGCAACCACGTCATCAACGAACGCGTGGTCGCAGGGGGAATTGAGCGCATACGCGCCTGTAATAACTGTGGGTTCCAGTACACGTCATTCGAGCCGCGCCCGGGGCGTGCGACGGCATGAGCAGCACGGAGCGCAAGGAACTCAAGTGGAAGTACCCTCGCGAACTACATACAGCTCCAAACGGAGAGCGCCTTACGCCCTCAGAGCGCGCGATGGTGACTGTGCTTTGCGGCTACCTCAACCCAGACGAGTTATTGGCGTGGCCTTCACACGCTACGCTGGCCCGGGACCTTGGAAAAACCAAGAGGGCTGTTATTTACACGTTGAACTCGCTCGCGAGGAAAGGTGTCATCAAGCGCTACCCGCCGATACAAACGGGCAAACGTTCGATGAGCTACGCATTCCCATACCTGCGTAGTCCGAACGAGATCAGTCCCTCACTTTGTAACGTAGACGTAACGCGGATGTCACGCACACAGACTGGTGAAGCCACCTTCACTACCCCGGTGAAACCAGCGTCTTCACCGTTGAAGCCAGTTTCACCTTCACTAGTGAAACCAGCTTCACCCGAATTAGAAGTTGAATTACAGATTGAAGAAAGGGAACAACAGCCTGAAGTTTTAGTTCAGGATCACAAACCCCTCAGCGAAGAGGAAGATGAACGGCGATATCAGGAAAGGCTTATCTTTCTAGCGGAACAACGAAAGGCGCTGGAAGAGCGTTTCAAGCCCCCCAGTTTCTACAGACCACCGGACGCGTTCAGATCAACAAGGCGAGTCCAGTGATATGCCGCACCCGTTCAAAGACATCACGGGTCAGAGATTCGGCAAGCAGGTCGCCATCTCACCGGCTGGAACGAAAAACCGGACGATGTATTGGAACTGCGTCTGTGACTGCGGACGCAAGCGTGTTGTAAAAGGACAAGCGCTCCGACGAAAACGACGGCCACAACAATCATGTGGGTGTCTGAATGGAACTCACCTTTCTCCGCTGAGATACGGAAGTCGAAAGAAGCGGCCGGCCTGGGCGACGAGTGCGAACTTGCGCCGCGTGATTCTGGGCCCAGCACTTCGCTACCTACACGTTGTAGTCGCGTACTACCAGCGCCGTCAGAATCTAGCCGAGATCAGCCGCGCGACCGGCATAGACAAGGCGAGTCTTGCCGCAATGCTTGTCAAGGTGCGCAGGGCCGCGGGTGTTAGACCCGAACTCAAGGGAGAAGTGGTCCAGGTCGGTGCGATGTGGCGTCACGGGGAAGAATGGTTCGACGGTCACGTTCTGCGCAAGGACCAACGCGGAGCGCGCAAACAAACCCACGTCCCCGCGATGAACAACGACACGTTACTCCGCAAGGTCATACTGTCACACGCCCTACGCAATCTCGAGATTGCAGAGCGGTTCTGGATCCGGAATCAAACCATCGTGCAGATCGCCCGCGAGATGGGTCTGACCTATTCGACTGTCAGCCTGCGAACCCTTCAGGTACGCCGATCAATGGAATCACCACCGGAGCGTCGCTACCGCGAGCGCGTCTACCTCTCTCGTCCGTAGCGAACAAACGGCGAAGATTGTCCTTGACATCCTCAGAACTCGTGAGACTATATAGATATACGTCGATATGACATCTACCCGGGAGTTTGCACTTCACCTGGGCATACCGCTCATCTTGGTACAGGCGGCTTTGCTAGATGGCGTACTCGACGCATTGATTGCAGACCAGCTCGCACCACTAAAACCCAACAACTTGGACGAAGACAAACGCGCAACTCTGAAGGAAGCGCTGGAGGTGGCGTGTTGATTGACGCTCTACCCCTTCGGGATCGCAATGACCTGTTTGTTCGAAGGGTCTCAAGAGATGAGGCGCGGCGCCTGGTTGATAACGGGAATGCCGAGCCCATCGTTCACGGTGAGTGGCGCGAAAGACAAGACGCCGAGTGGCTAGGTATTCGATTGACGCTTTCCCGTGACTACAACTGGAGCCGATGCAGCCTGACTGCGCACGATGCGAAGCGCGTTGCTGGTGAGTATGGCGACAAATTGGACCCGGACTTTATTGCAAAGATGCTGCTGTGGAAGTTTGTTGGCGACAGCAAAGCGCCAAGGGTGGGCATTCGATGAGGGCCTGCCGGAACTGTGGAGCATTAAGCAACGAAAGATTTTGCTGTCCGGCCTGTCGACTCAACTTCCAATGCAAAGACCGCGACCGTAAAGACGCGAGCTGGCATGACGTTATGAAGCAATGCACGCCGATTGGGGGCAAGTGAGCTACATAAGGGTTGTCACAGACACAGAAAACGAAGTGGTATCAGTTGCGGAACAGAAGGAACATTCGCGCATCGACTCGGATATCGAAGACAACTACATCGAAAGCCTTACCACTGCCGCACGGCACGCCATTGAGCGGTACATCGGGCGACAGTTAGGAGCGCAGACACTGGAGATGGCGCTAGCGGTGTGGCCTGAGAGCAGACGCATTGAGTTTCCACGCCCGCCACTCATTGACGTTCTGTCGATCACTTACACAAAGGCAGATGGTGCCGACGTGGTCTGGTACGACTCAGAAGCAAGTCCCGTTGTCGATCCTCTCGCATTCACCATTGAGACTGGCGCGGAGCCCGGTGCGCTGTTCCTGAATTCAAGTAGTGCATGGCCATCTGATGCACTAGCCGCTGGATTCCCTATCAAGATTCGATTCAAGGCGGGGATCACAGACGTTCCACAGGACCTCAAGCAAGCCTTGATGCTGATGGCAGCACATCAATACGAGAACAGAGAGGGAGCCGAGGGTATGCCCCCGAACATTGCTTGGCTATGCGCGAGGCACAAGGTAGAGGGATTCTGATGCCGAACGCCGCACCACGCATGTGTTCGCAATGTAGGCGACTCGAGTGTCAGTGCCGGAGGCAACGGGATAGAGCACGAGGCACGAGCACAGAACGCGGATACGACGCTAACTGGCAACGGTTCCGTAACTGGTTCTTGCAACGTCATCCGGTGTGTGAGTGTAAGGCTAAGTGTGGAAGGCCAGCAACGGAAGTGCATCACGTTGTAAGGCTGTCCGATGGTGGTGACCGACTACACGAGAGCAACTGCCAAGCGCTGACGCACAGTTGTCACAGCAAATTACGCGGCGAGGGCGGATGGGCGTGAGCCAATGAGCCTTATGTTCGTTTCTCTACAAAACCGCGCCCAGCCCGTCTTCGACCGTCACGAACATAAATCTAAACGGAGCCTAGCATGAAATCGAGCCTCAGCACGGCGACACAGAAGGCATACGACGCGATTACGAAGCGTTACGTCATCTCTAGTGATGGCTTGCTCGTTCTCCGCGCTGCACTCGAGGCTTTCGATGATTACACCCGTGCCCGCGCGCTGGTTTGCAAAGAGGGATTGATCGGCGGCGATGGTAAACGACATCCGGCACACGACATACAGGTAAACAGCTATCGGAACTTTCTAGCGGGGATTCGACACCTGGGCCTAGATGCACAGCCGGATGAACTAGCGGAGTTGGATGCCGAGGCGCAAAGCTAAACCCGCGATAGCACGGGTAACACAGTGCGCCGACGCCTTAGAAGAGGCGTTGAAAGGTGCGAAGGGCGCTGAGAGAGTCAGGCGGTTCCTTGCGCTCGTAAAACACCCTAAGGGCATCAAGGCGGGCCAGCCGTTCATCCTGGCCCCGTGGCAAGACAAAGAGATCGTAACGCCGCTCTATGACACGTTCCGGACGGATGGGACGCGGCAATATCGGCAAGGTTACATCAGCTTTGCCCGCAAATCCGGCAAGACAACGCTAGCGGCCGGGTTGGGGCTTTATCACACATTTGCAGACGGCGAGTTCGGTGGCGAGGTGTATGCCGCGGCGTCGTCGCGTGAGCAGGCCTCGTTGCTGTTCGATTGCGCCGCTTCGATGGTAGAAGCGAGTCCGATTCTCCGCGCCAGGGCGACGGTGAGCAGGGCGACGAAGCGAATCAGGGACCGCTACACGCAAAGCGTATTCCGGGCTTTGTCGGCCGACGTTCCCCATCTACACGGCTTGAATGCGTCGTTCGTTGTGCTGGATGAGATAGCCCAGCAGCCAAACCGCGATCTGTATGACGTGCTGGCAACGTCGACGGGCGCGAGGCGTCAGCCGTTGATGCTTTCGATAGGCACGGCGGGATGGGATCAGCATTCGATTGCGTATGAGCTGTACACGCATAGCAGACAGCTTCTGTCCGGGTCTGTAGAGGATCCGGCTTTTTTTGCGCTCGTAAAGGAACTGCCGGAGGGCGCTGACTGGACGGATGAAACACTCTGGCCCCTTGCCAATCCGGGCCTGGGTGACTTCCGTGACCGCGACGAACTGAAGCAAGCGTGTGAACGCGCGAAGCTGGTTCCTTCACAGCAAAACACATTTCGGAATCTCTACTGCAACCAGTGGGTGAGCAGTGAGACACGATGGATTGATTTGAGCACTTGGGATGATGCGCCCGCGCCATTGCCAGGAACGCTCTGCGATGCGGGTCTAGACCTCTCAAGTTCTCAGGACATAACTGCGCTGGTTTGCGCGTATCCGCACGAAGATGACACTTTTTCGCTTCGCCTCTTTGCGTGGCTGCCGGAAGCAAACTTGCGCGAAAGATGCCAACGTGACCGCGTTCCATATGACCGCTGGGCTGAACAGGGACTGATTACGCTGACGCCGGGTAACACTGTCGATTACAGCGTAGTTGAGGCAAAGATTCGAGAACTGCACAGCTCTGGTGAGTTGCGCGAAGTGGCGTTCGATCCGTGGAACGCACGAGATATTGCGCAGCGTCTCACCGCTGACGGTGTGCAGATGGTGGAGTTTCGGCAGACTTTGCAGAACTTCGCCGGCCCGACAAAGGCATTCGAGAAGGCAGTCATCGACCGCAGATTAAGGCATGACGGAAACGCGCTGCTCCGCTGGGCTGTTGATTGCTGCACGGTTCACAGCGATACCAACGGAAACATCCGTCCGGTGAAACCGGACAGGCGCAAGGACGCGCGGCGCATTGACCCTGTGGTCGCGTCGATCATGGCCCTAGATCGGGCGATGGCAAACGCGCAAAGCGGAAACGTGGATGCGTTTCTGCGGGACCCGATTATCGCGTAGTAAGGGACGCTGCTGGGAAGCGGCGGCTTTAGGAATGAATCACTATCAAGAACTGGTAACAAAGCAGGCCGAGCTCTCAGCACTTGTCGCAAAGATGGCGTCCGAGAACCGCGGCCCCAACGAAGACGAAAAGAAGCAACTCGAAAACCTACAGAGCGCAATCAAGACGATCCGCGAGGATTTCGAAAGCAAGGGACGCGAGGCGTTCCTGCGTAACCTCGAGACAGCAGACCCCAAGTCCGTTGTGCTCAAGAAGGACGAATCCTTTGCAGATCACGTCAAGGGCACGTATCAGAGCGAGTATGACCGCCTGAGCCTGGGCCGCTTACTCAAGGGCTACATCCTGGGCGATTGGACCGGCGCGGAACTGGAACAGAAGGCGATGACTTCAAGTCCGACTACCGCAGGCGGCATCCTGATTCCGACTCCGCTCTCTGCTCAGATCATCGACCTTGCCCGCAACGAATCCGTTGTGATGCGCGCGGGCGCAACTACCGTGCCGATGACTTCGGCAACGCTGAAGATCGCTCGGCAGACCTCCGATGTGACCGCTGCATGGTACGCAGCAAACGCCACTATCAGCGAGTCTGACGCGGCTTTTGACTCGGTCGATTTCACCGCCCGAAAGCTGGCCTGTATGGTCCGTGTTGAAAACGAACTGCTCGAAGATGCGCAGGGCGTTGATGCCGCGATCAATAAGTCGATTGCTTCGGCAATGGGTCTGGAGATTGACCGCGTTGCGATGTTCGGCAGCGGGAGCGCTCCGGAGCCTCAGGGACTCTTGGGACTCACGGGAGTTGGCGAGACTGCAGCCGTGGGAACGTTGGCGGACTATGACAAGTTCGTGGACGCCATCTATGGCATTCGCGGGTACAACTTCGAACCGAACGCTATTGTGTACGCACCGCGTACAGCGAACAAGTTGGCAAAACTGAAGACTGGACTCTCCGGTGACAAAACGCCGCTGGCCCAGCCTTCCGATTTCGCTGCGTTGGCGAAATTCGTGTCCAACCAGATCCCGATTACACAGGGCGCGGGCTCTGATTCGTGCTCATTCTTGGGCAAGTGGGATGAGCTCATGGTCGGTCTGCGCCGCAACATCGTGGTCGAAGTCAGCCGCGAGGCGGATGACGTTTTCGCAAAAGACCAGACTCTTATCCGCTGCACATGGCGCGGCGACGTACAGGTCGCACACGTCAAAGCCTTCCATCGTCTGCTCGGTATTGCATAGGCGCCCAACCTGGGGGGCCGAGAAGCCCCCCGTTTTTTAGGGAGACTGAGATGGCGATATTCAAAGACGCATGGAACTACATCAAGAAAAGTGTTAGCGGTTTAGCTACGCCCGAACGCTGGTTCAAAGAATCACTCGGAATCGAAGAAACCGCGGCGGGAGTGGATGTGACGCCGGAGGGCGCGCTTGCCTGCTCTGCGGTCGCCGCCTGCACTCGCTTGCTGTCCGAATCCGTTGCGAGCCTTCCGTTGCACGTATTTGAGCAGGCGGATTCTGACAAGCGAAAGGCACCAGATCACCCGCTGTACTGGGTACTGCACGACAGGCCGAACGACTATCAAACCAGCTTCATGTGGCGTCAGCAGTTGATGGCGCATGTACTCCTGCACGGAAACAGCTACAACGTGATTGAGCGGGACTCTTCCGGGCGCATTACTGCGCTGTGGCCCCTTGTACCTCAGAACGTAGTGGTGAAGGTAAAAGACGGCACAATCACCTATGAGCACTTTGTGGGATCCCAGCGGGAGCTCTACCCGTTCGAACAAGTCCTGCACATCAAAGGTCCGTCACTCAACGGCATAACGGGCATGTCGATTGTGCAGATCGCGAAGCAAGGAATCGGACTTGCACTCGCCCAGGACAACCACGGCGCTGCGACGTTTAAGAACCGCGCGCGTCCCGGCTTGGTTGTGAAGTGTCCCCATGCTCTGAGCGACGCTGCCCGCGCGAACATCAAAGACCAGTTCGCCGAAAAGTTCACGGGTGCGCTGAACAGCGGCAAAACGATTGTGCTTGAGAATGGCTGGGACGTTGCCTCTGTCGGATTCAGCAACGAGGATGCGCAATATCTCCAGAGCAAGCAGTTTTCTATCCAGGAAATCGCCCGCTGGTTCCGTGTGTCGCCAACTATGATCGGCGACCTATCCCGTTCCACGTATTCCAATTCAGAGCAAGAACAACTCTCGTTCCTGCAACACAGTTTGCGGCCGTGGCTTGTGAACATCGAGAGCGAAATTAACTGCGCATTGTTCGCGCGCAGCAAATACTTCGCTGAGTTCGACATGTCAGCAGTTGCCCGCGGAGACCTTGCCACACGTTACGACGCATACGAGAAGGGGCTCCGCGCCCGCTTTCTGACCGTCGCTGACGTACGGCGTTGGGAGAACCTGCCATTCATAGCCGGGACGGACATGCTGCCCGCAGACGGAGGAAAAGATGGACAACCTACAGTTTGAGATTAAGGCAGTCAACGAAGACGGAACGTTTGAGGGCATGGCATCGACGTATGCCAATATCGACAAACAAGGCGACCGAATCGAGGCGGGCGCATTCGCGGATGACGCTGGCAAAAATGTTCCCGTTCTCTGGGCTCACAAGGCGGATGAGCCTATTGGCCTGGGCAAGTTGGAAGAGACGCCAGAGGGAGTGAAGATCAGCGGCAAACTGGATCTTGACACTACGGCGGGACGCGAGGCTTATAGCCGACTCAAAAAGGGCATCGTTAAGTCACTCTCGATCGGCTTTCAACTCCTGAAGCACGCCTTTGAGGGTTCCGTTCGCGTTATTCAGAAGGGTTCAATCAAAGAAGTGTCTCTCGTGGTATTCCCCGCCAACCCGAAAGCCGCGGTGACTGCGGTGAAGGACAACGCGCAGCCGTGCGCTGCAAGCACGCTATTGCCGTACGTGCAATAAGGGTGGCGGGCGGGTTGGCTACCTCCCCCGCTCGCTACCGAAACGGAGATAGCGATGGAACAGCAACAGCAGGGGCAACACGACGAAGACGAAACGGTAATCAACGCGACGCCCGGGCCGGATCCACGCGCCGTACCAGGACCCATTCAGACGGAAGACTTTCTAATAAACGGAAACTAGGATGCCGACGAACTTAAACAACAGTGATCCCGCAGCGCCAGCGAACTCCAAGAACGTAACTTGGCAAAGCGGAGATTGGTACCTTGACGCTCAGGGCCGCACGGTTCGCAACGCCTCAGCCTACATACCGGAGTTCACCGGCGACAGCGGGTCCGGTGGGGCTTCCGGGATTGTCCCGGCGCCCGCGGCGGGCGACGCTGCGGCCGGGAAGTTTCTCAAGGCCGATGGCACCTTTGCCGTCCCGCCCGGGGGTTCAGTAGGCCAGAATAGCCGTCGTAGCTTCGCAGAGTTCTATGACGACTTCATCGCTGGTCTAGTCGGCGTGGCCACAGCCTCAATCGGGGCTCTCGGGTGGAGAGCTGGCGGCAACGGAAGCGACGGGAAAATTCAGGGCGAGGCCGACCACCCTGGGATTTATGAGTTCAGGAGCGGAAGCACAAACGGGAACTCCCGGATCCTGTGGCTCGATGCAAACGCGATCACCGCACGACCGTTCACGGCTTTAGGTTCTCGCGAATGGACAGCCGAGTTCTGCGTGCGCTTCCCCGAGAACACATCTCACTTCTCTATCCTTGGATTCAGGGATGACACGACAGCAGGGTCCTCGCCCACAGAGGGAATAGTGTTCGATTCCACTGATGGAGGCAATTGGTTCGCTCGGACGAAGAGCGGAGGCTCTCAAACGTCGACGGACACGGGTATCGCGAAAGATGCAGATTTCCACGTCTTTGAGATTAGAAGCGACGGGTCCGGAACGATAACTTTCCACATCGATGGGGCTCAAGTTGCGAGTCACAATGCCAATGTTCCGGCCGGCGGCCAGCATCCCTCTGTTTCAATTAAGACCAACACGGCTGCTCATAGACTCGCTCAATTCGACTATTTCTACATGAACTATTCGTTGACTCGTTGAATGCTGGCACACGCGCGCAAAAAGGGCCCGGAGAGAACCTGCTCCGGGCCTTGCTTTCACTAACGCTTAAGTAGAGACAGAATGCGCGCGCAAACCGCTTCTTTGCTGGTACGCAGTGCCTTCTCGGCCGCTTCATAGTTACGAACGGCCGTTGATAGTTTCGGGTCGGACAGTAGTTGCGGAGCTGCTTTTCGGACTAACTGTTTATCAAAGATTCCGCCCTCTGCAAGAATTGTCAGCGATTGGCAAATCGCGGGGTGAACTTCTGCAATTTGTGTGCGAGTAGTTTTGGTGCTAGCGTTTGTCTTAGCCAT